ATGGTCTGTTTGGCGAGGTTGGCTGAGGCGGCGGCGTCGGTGAGGTCGAGGCCGGTGCGGACCCGTTCGACTATCTGGTCGGCGAGGGTGAAGGGGACCATGTTGGTCACCCCGTCGGCGTCGGTGGATTCTCGGTAGCGGACGACTTCGGTGATGCGGGAGGGGGGGCCGGGCTGGTGGCGGTCGGGGTTCTTCCGGCGGGGGGGCATGGGCCGAGGGTACTGCTGGTGGAGGGTCGGGGAGTCGAACCCCGCTGATCAGCCGTCTCCCGACGGAACCCCCCGAGGTCAGGTGGCCGGGTAGCCCCATGGGCGGGTGAAGGTTTCGTGGCCGGGCATGCCGCCCCACTTGGCCGTGTACCGGCGGCCCTGCTGGTCGTAGTCGACGGCGATCCACCCGTCCTTCCAGGTGTGGGCGTGGCCTCGGTCGGTGTAGGAGAGGGCGACCCGAGGGTCCCAGCGGGGCCACAGGCCGAGGAGGGCCATGCGGCGCTCGTAGTCGGTGTCCTCGTAGTAGATCGGCCAGAACCCGTCATCGAACGGGCCGGTCGCCTTCAGCGTGTCGAGGTGGAGGCCGTACAGGTGCCAGATGTTCGGTCCGGCGAGGCCGACAGGCTCGGGGGCCAGCATGGTCTCCCACAGCTCGCCGCCATCCTGGAAGGTGACGGCCTCGGACAGCATGGTGAGGTGGTCGGCGCCCATCGTCTCGGCGATAGCGGCGCCGACGTTCCACGAGGCGGCGCAGCCGAGGTTCTGGCCGTTGCGGAGGTAGGTGCCGGTGACGAGCTTGTGCGCTCGGCGGCCGAGGCCGTCTGCGCTGTTGTCCACCACCACCAGGCGCCTTCGGGCGTCTGCGCTCAACGAGCGGATCGTCTCGGCCGCCCAGGCGGGCTTCATCATCGGGAGCACCCACAGGTTCACTCGTCGTCCTCGTCCCAGTCGTCGTCAAGCGGCAGGCCGAGGGCCATGCGGCGGGTGAAGTCGCCGAACGTACCGGGCCCGATCCCCCACGGGGCGGACAGGCCTCGCAGCATCACCTCCATCGGGTCTCGGCGCAGGCGGACCTCGCCCGTGTCCATGTACAGGATGCGGCCGTGTTCCTCGCCGTAGCAGCGGTAGGCGCCCTCACCCCCCTCGGGGGCCGGGAAGGCGACCCCGTTGACGCCCAGCCAACCCATGACGGCGTTCAACTCGGGGCCCGACAGGCCCTCCAGGGGGCCCTCCACGATCAGCTGTGGGTAGGTGACGGTCTGGCGGTCGGCTGTCCAGGAGCCCCCGCAGTCGCACAGGTGGGGGGCGTTGAGGGGCGGGTCGAGATGGCCGGGGGGCTGGGAGCAGATGCACCGCCAGTGGACGTCGCCGCACAGCGGGTCTCGGGTCTCGTCCATCAGGCGTCCCGGGCGAGCACGAGGGCGGCGCAGGCCTTGCGGAGCCGTTCGACCTGGCCGATGACAAGGTTGATCTCGTCGTGGTCGGCGGGGGTGACGGCCTGTTCGGCCCGAGCGCAGTCCAGGCCGCCCAGGACCTCGGCGTAGTCGATGACGAGGGCGGCGGCGACCACCTCGACGGCGGCGTCACGGGGCGCCCATGCCCTGGCCAGTTGGCTCTCAGCCCAGTCGCTCATGACAGCTCGGCCTGGTAGGCCCTGTGCTCCACTCGGCGCCAGCGGGCCGTGTGGGTCGGGTTCGTCTCGGCGTGGGCTTTGGCGTCGAGGCCAGCGGCGACCGGGGTGATGTACTCGGTCCGCCAGTCGCACTGATCGCACCAGGCGTCGATGAACGTGCCGCCCTGGGTGCGGCGCACCTTGGGGGGCGGCGGGGGTGTCGGGCGAGGGTCGGGCCCGGGCATCGGGGGGCCCTCCTCGAGCCCGAAGCGGGCCCGTTCCTGTCGGGTGGGCCGGTGGCCTTTGGCGTCGCTCATGCGCCGAGGAGCTTGTCAACGAGGGGCTGGTCGGCCCACGTCCAATCGGTCTCCACGGGGCTGTCGAGGCGGGCTTGCTCCTCCTCGATGGCCTCCTCGATGGCGGCCTCCACACGGCTGCGGAGGAAGTCGAGGTCGCTGCGTTCGCCGGTCAGGACGAACACGAGGTTGCTGATATCGGAATCGGTCATCGGGTCTCCTCGGGGTCGGGGTAGCTGTCTAGGTGGTCGGTCAGGGCTTGGGCGGCGTCGGCTTCCTCGTTGCAGGCACGGCACCCTCGGCTGTCTCTCCCGGCCTCACAGGCGGGCGTGTGCCGTCTGGTCACCACGGTGCCCTCGGGGGCTCCTCCGGTGACGAGGAGGGCCGGGTCGCCCTCGACGTGGGTGGCCTGGTAGTGGCGGGCGTACTTGCGGTTGGCGGACTTGGTGATCTGGTCCTCGGGCGTCTCGGGGCGCAGGCGCTCCCGGCCTGTCACGTCGGTGTCCTTCCCGGCGGTGCGGGGGTCGGCGCCCTGGAACGACTCGCCGCACACGGGGCAGGCGACGAAGTAGGCGACGACGACGAGGGCCGTGCCGTCGTCCTGCTCGTAGGTGACGGGCAGAGCCCGGGCCGGGGCGTAGGGGAGGCCGATGCTCGTCATGACAGGCCGTTCTTGGCGACGTGGGCGGCCTCGCCCGGCTCGCCGAACCCGGCCAGGAGGCGCAGCTCTTGCGACTCCATCAGGGCCTTCAACAGGTTGGCGGCCTGGGCCGGGGTGAGCATCACCTGCACGTCGGCGTTGTAGCCGCCCTGCCAGCCGGTCGTGGCGGGCTCGGGGAGGCGGGTGAGCGCCCGGTAGGTGGAGTCAACGTCGATGACGACGGCGCCACGCTCATTGCGGCTGACGGCGACGGTGGACGGGTCGAGGGCGAAACGGCTGTTCGGCACGGGGGCCTCCTAGGGCTGTAGGTGAGAGTCCAGACTAACACGGGTTAGGCGGCGTGGTCTACCGGGGGGAGCCTGCCAAAACGGGCGGGGCCCCCCAGCCGGGCGGATGGCTTGGGGGGCCCCTGCATCCCCAGGGGCGGAACCCGGGGAGCTCTCGGTCAGCGGGGGTTGGCGGCGGCCCACGCCTTGGCGTAGGCGAGGCTTGCGTCCACCTCCCGCAGTTTGTCGATCGAGCGGGCCAGGGCTGCCTCCCGCATGACGGGCGTCGGGGCCGGACGTCGGGGGCGCTCGTCCTCCCAGTCTGCGTCGTCGGGCTCGCCCACGGGACCGTTGGGCATGGCGTAGTTGATCGGGCCTCGGGCCAGGCCCTTGAAGTCACGCATCAGGCTGCCACCTCCACGCTGAACTGGCCCTTGCGGACCCGGGTGATCGAGATGTCGGACGCCTGGTCGCTGCCGTTCCAGCTGACTCGGATGGAGCCATCGGCGAACACGTGGACGATACGGCCGGTCAGGCCGCCCACGGCGCCATTGTCGTGGATCTTGCAGCCGACCAGGGGGTGCCTCTCGGGCTGGGTGCTTGTCATACACCCAGACTAACACGGGTTAGGCGGGGGGTCTACGGGGGGGAGCCTGCCTGTTTAGGCGAGTTCGGTCTGGCAGAGGAGGGCGCCGTCGGCCCGGACGTGGCAGGCCTCGGGGGCGTACTCGACACCGTTCCAGATGCGGGTGCGGGCGGGCGGGTCGGGGGTCGTGGCGGCCCGCCATGCCAGAGCGCCCCCCACCGTGAGGTAGGGGGCGCTGGCGAGGGCGAGGAGCAACAGCTCCCGGGCTCTCCGGGTCATCGGCGGCGGCGGTGCCGCCACTGGTAGCACCGCTCCTGCAGGGCCAGGGCGGCGAACATCACCAGGAAGCTCGCCGCCCAGATGCCCCACAGCGGCAGGGTCATGACCGCCTACCGGCCAGGGTCAGTGCACCGCCTGCGCCCAACAGGCCGAGGCCGAGGGCGAGCAGCGGGACCGTGGTCGAGCCGGTGACGGGCAGAGGTTCGCCCGAGGCGACCGCCGGGGTGGGGGCCACCGTCTGGTCGGCGGCCGTCGTGTCGGCCGGGGCCGGGGCAGGCTGCGTTGTAGCGGGGGCTGTAGTGACCGGAGGGGCAACGGTCGTCGTTGCGGCGGCGGTCGTGGTCGGGGCGGTCGTCGTGGCCGCCTGCAAGCAGCAGATGCCCTGGTTGCCTGTCGTGGTGGTCGCCAGGGTGGTTGTCGGCGCCGTGGTGGTCGGTGCCGTGGTTGTCGGCGCCGTCGTCGTCGTGGCGAGGGTGGTGGCGGTCGTCGTGGTGGCGAGCGTCGTCGGCGGGGCCGAGGTGGTCGGGGCCGGGGTGGTGGTCACAGCGGGCCCGTAGCAGAGGATGGCATGCGAGAGTGTCTTGCCCGAGCTGTGGCTGTAGGTCTGGCCCACCACCGGGTTCGGGAACGTCTCGTTTTCGCCTGTCTCCACCGACTGGTCGGACCCGGCCTTGAGCACGAGCAGCGTCCAGACCTGTCCGTCGGGCGGGGCCGGGACGGTGAAGCTGGTGCCTGTGGTGTCGTACTTGGCCCCGTGTCCATCGGGGCACCAGTAGGCGACCTCGTTGGTGTTCGGGGGCGGGTTCGCCCCGGCGTGGACCTGGGTGCCTAAGGCCCCCAGCAGTAGTGCCAGCCCTGTGGCCAGGGCCAGGCGTGCAACGGTTCTCATCTGGTCTCCTCGTGATCGGGAACGGCGTGGAGGGCCCTGGTGGGCTCGGCCTCGTCGTAGCGGTTGGACGCCCCGGCCTCGGTCAGGGTCTCCATGAGACGGATCAGGAAAGCCTCCTGGTCCGCCACCGATTCGGGGGTCCGGTGTCCGGCGTGGTCCCGAAGTCGGCGAAGGTTGCGGCGCACCATGCCTGTCAGAGCGTTGACCTGGCTGCCGTACAGGACCACCGTGCAGCGGTCCCAGACTCCCCGGAGCGACTGGCTCTCGGGGTGGAGCTCTACCCGGACCATGCCGGGCTCGTGACCGGGCCGGGACACCCAGAGCAGGCCCTGGGTGAGGCCTCGGGCCGTGTAGTCCCGCAGCTCGACGTCCCAGCCGAACTGGATGAGGGCCCCGGCGTAGGTGCCCGTGTTGTAGGCGGCCACCTCGGCGGCCGAGGCCCCCTCCGGGTTGGGAGGGGGCCAGACGGCACAGCGGGGCAGGGGCAGGAGGGCCATCACACGCCCTCCTTCACAAGCTGGCGGACGAGGCGGACAGCGTTGCCCTTGATGGGCTCGCTGTAGAGCAGCGTGCGGGCCAGGTAGGTGTCGGCGTTCCGGTAGGGGCGCAGGTGGTCGAGGTACTCCCCGGCGGCCTGCACGAGGCCGTAGGCCGAGCCCCTGATCCCGTCGGTGGTCGGCGACGAGGCGTACAGGGCCATGAACATGCCCTGGCGCTCCTGGCGCTGGGTGCGGGTCCTCTCGGAGGCGTTCTCGGGGATCGGGATGAACTCGCTGAGGAACGTCTGCACGAGGGCGTCCGAGACGTTGATGGTGGCGAGGTCGGTGGCGAGCACCTGGTAGGCCTTCACCTCGTCCCGCAGGACCGACAGGGCGGCCTTGGCTTCCTCCAGCCGCTCCCCGGCGCCCGAGGTGTGGCGGATGACGAACTGTCGGCCCGATGACTCGCCGTCAATGTCCGCCATCTTCCACGTGTTGGCGCACACCACCCGGGTTTGGGTGTTGACGATCTTGCAGGCCCCCATGCCGTCGTGGGCGTTCAGGAACGCTGCGTACGGGAGGACAGGGCTGGGGTCGCCGGGGATCGTGTACGGCTCATCGATCAGCAGGACGGCGTAGACCTTGCGGCCCTCCTCGACCGAACCGGCCGTGTCCCACAGCACCTTGGCTCCGGCCTTGCGCCAAGACTCGGAGTAGGCCTCGGCGAGGTCGCCCATCTCGCTGTTCTTGATGATGCGGAAGCTGGTCTTGGGGGTGGCGAGCACCTTGCGGTTGTCGTTGCGGACGATGGCCTGGTGCCCGGCGACCGGGATGTGCCACAGCTGCATCGGGTTGCCGTGCTCGTCGTCGGCGAGGTCTCGGATGAAGATGGACCCCTCGGGGGCCGTGGCGCCCTGGCCGATGACCTCGGGCACGTACAGGTCCTGGTACTCGGGCTCCCAGTCGAGACCGGCCAGGATGCGGGCCTGCTCCCAGCTGTCAGGGTGCTCTTGGAGCAGCGTCTCTTTGCCGTGCCACGAGGGCTGGCGGACGCAGAAACCGGATTCGAAGTAGTCGGGCATTGGGCTCTCCTTGGGCTGAGTGTGCGCTCCCCGGTTGGGAGCAGAGCCAGTCTAACCCGGGTTAGCCTGTCTGGTCTACCGGGGCAGTGCTGGGCGTACCGGCGGCGTGGAGGGCCGGGAAGGCCGGGACCAGGGCGCAGGCGGCCACCACAAGCTCGGCCAGCGGGGCCCGGCCGTCGAGACGGGCGACCGGGAGGACAGCGGCGAGGCGGCGGACCTTGCTGCGGCGGCCCTTCTGCCATCCCTCGTTCTGCGAGGAGCGCCCCGCCGAGCGGCCCCGGGCGACGTCGTCGGGGGTGTCCAACCAGAGGACCGTCAGCCCCTGATCGCACGCCTGGGCGAAGGCCTCCAGGAACCCGATGGTGGCGAGACGGTCGCCCTCGCCGAACACGAACGGGGCGGGGGCGGCCTGCACCCAGGCGACCGCATCGGGCTGGACGGCCATGCTCAGCCTGTCGGTCCCGGGGAACAGGTCGTGGGCGGCCCCCAGCTCGGCCGCCACTGTCCGGCCGTCGGGGTCCCGGTAGTGCTTGAAGGCGACCAGGCCGACCTTGCCCGGGGTGAACTCCAGCCCGTCGGTGAGGGCGGCCATCAGAGTGGACTTGCCAGCCCCGGGGGAGCCGATCAGGTAGCAGCCGAGCACGCCGAGGCCTCCAGGTAGTTGCGGGTGGACTGATCGCAGATGACGTCCGCCACGAGGTGGATTCGCTCGAGGTCGGGTTCGCCTTGGGTGACAGCGTGAGGCTTGCGGGCGTCGAGGTACCACCACGTGCCGGCCGAAAGGTGGTGGTCGATCTGGGCGCCGTTGAGGAGCCAGGTGTGGAGGACAGCCCGAGGGCCTGTGACGAGGGGGAGGTGGAAGCGGGCGACCTGTCCGTCTCGGATGCCGCTGGCCTTGTCGGTGATGTCGGTGTGGCGGAGGAGCTTCCCGGTGGTCATGCGCATCAGGCGGACCCGTTCCAGGCCT